ATACGTTCGATCGCTCTCAGTAGTTCTAACCGTAAATCCCAACCTCATCGGAACTTCGCCTATCGGCATATTGAGCGCTTCAGCTAGAACAGCCTGATCCGCATCGCTAAGGCGCATCGCAGTCTTCTCTCTCGCAATAACTCTTTTCTTATTCGCAACGCACTGCATCCAAACTAGCATCCCAATCTGGCCTATCGCATTCCTAAGCCCACTCTGAACAGATCCCAAGATCGAATCGCCAGTCTGCATTCTCATCGCCTGCCCGGACGCCGTATCTCGCGTTCCTAATGTCGAATCCGCGAACCCCATCTGCGTTTCGCTCAATCCAGTCGCCCGCATCCCGTACTGCATTCCCTGCCCTTCTGCCTGCAAGCTGCTCGGATAGACATCACCCAGCGGCACCGCATTGATATCTTCTCGCGGATTATCAAACTCCCACATTGCTCCCGGATAAACCTCTCTTTTAGCCCCAAAGCCATTCCCCTTCTTAACCGCAATAATTTTCATATTCGCAATCTTCATATTGTCATTCCGAAGATTATGAATACTCGTTACTTCGCTCTGCGCACTCTCTGTCATTTGCCCAGTGCCTCTTCCAGCCAGCGCCCTCGCCCTATGCACATACTTCGCATTGACCAAGAACCGGCTTCCAAGGCTGTTATACTGTTGCTTCAAAATCGTCTGGCTTTCAAAATGAACAGTAAGAAACAAATCCACCGGAACACCATCGCCGTCAACATCCCAGTAAACCCAAACCTCACTAATATCAAACAACGCCATCGTCTCGCCCGAATCGAAAGTCTCAGCCCTCTGTTGCTGCTCCTCCGTGTCCGTAGGACTCGTTCTTTTATTCGCCAAAACCTTTTCAACAGCCTCGGCATCATAAATTCCTTTGCTCGCTCTCTCTTTCAATTCGACTTCCGTTATCGGCATATCCAGCGCGATCCACGGCAGCCTAGAAATCGACGAAACGCCTCTTCGATACTTCACATTTTCCAGCGGAAGCACAGAAACCAGCGGGCCGTCATGGCTAATAACCTCGCTACCTTCGCCGCCATCATTTGATTTTACCTTCCAACTCTGGATGTCATATCCAACCTTAGCGAAACTCCCGCCAGTCAACACAGTCTCATCAACCAAGTCCGCGACAACCGCTTGCATATCCAAATCGTTGGGGCTCTTCGCAAGCAAGTTCAGATATTTCTCAATAACCTTTATTTTATCTTGCTCAGTTTCATCCGCACGCAAACTTCCTACCGTCCACAGCGGATCTCTCGCATCAAACGTTCCCTTCACTTTCGCCGCAATCGTCTGCGTAATAGTCTGCGTAACCGGCACGGTCACATTGCTCGCATTCTTAAACGGATGATTCTTCGGAGCATTGTTTGCCAGCGCTTCCATGTTGTTTCGCCACAGAATAATCTTCTGGTTCCTGGCCTCCATTTCCGTTGTAGCCATGTCGTACTCTTCCTTCAGAGTCGCCATAAGCTCCGACGCCATCGTCTCATCCAGAATCTCAAGCCCTCTCTGCGCCTCCAGTTCGGCGTCATCCTCTACAACCTCGATATCAACCGCATCGCTCATACTTCCCTCCGATTTTCCTTGACAAACATTCTATGTTCCAGTATACTGACACTATCAGCCTAACGGCTGCTGTGGGTCAGCGCTGGCGTGGACTCATCATTCATTTTTGGGAAGGTTGATTCTCTTAACTGAGTCTCAGCCTTCCCTACCATTTTTCTTGACAAGTCCTTACCTCCTATAGTACACTGTCTTTATCGCAAACGCAAGTTAGCGGGTACTTAACCAAGGCAAAGAGGGAGGCGCCTTCGGCGCCCCCTCCAGCCGCCAACCATGGGCGCTCGCCCTTCCTACTTAAATTCCGGATATTGTTCAACAAACTCGCGCGTCATTCGCAGACCGTTCGCTTTATAAACGTTATCTTTTTCGTCCCACTTGAACAAGATATTAGTCACGCTCGGTAGTCGCGATTCCACTTCGTTGCTTTTGCGCCAAAGTTGCTCCCACATCTCAATGTTACTTAAACCTGCGTAAGGATCGTGTGGAAAATATACAATCCATGCAAGCTCAAGTTGTCTGCGTAGTCCTTGAAGAATCTCCTTTAGCCTATTCATTTCGCTCGGATACATCATTGCCTCCTTAATAGCCCATCGCTCCCAGACTCACCGCCGCAGCCTCCCGCTCTTCGTAAGCCTCTCTGACCGCGACCCTCTCGCCTTCATCCATCGGACGCTGAAGATACACAATTGCCTTCTCGCTTTCATCTAGCACATCGACCCTAGTATCACTCATCGGAAAGATCCTAAGCTCCTCTCTAAACTCCTTATCCGCTCCGCGAACCAACCAAATCTTCTCACGGGCTAAGTTCGGCCCCAAAGCGACTCTGATCCTAGCCTTCTTATCACCCTGCGCCAGCACCGCTTCCAACGGCAAATACTTCTTCCTAATCTCCATTTCTCTTTCGATAACCGGCTTCACGATCTTCTGGAATGCGTTCGCTTCAATGAACACCTTCCGAACCAGTCCTCCGAAAAAGTCATAGCCATCGAAAATATGGTCAATGCTTTTGTAGATATCAAAGAAACCAACCTTGCACCAAAGCCTATACTTATTCCCGTCCCAATCTTGCGCCCAAACCGCAATCGAAGATCGGCACGTCTTCGCGTTGGCGCCCTTCTCCGTCGCAGCCAAGTCCGTCGTCAGCACAAGGTCGCAATCCCTTAGCCTGATGTCGCCTTCATCAACCTCATCGCTGAAGTTGTCGATGCCCTTCCTAATCAAAAATTCCTGTCTATCCTGATCAAAGAAAAGCTGTGCCTCTCCAGGGTTCGCATCCACAAACTCAGCTAAGCCAGCCCTGGTTGGACTGTTGTAATAGTTCAACATCGCCGCTATCGGATTCGTCCGAACCAGATCGTCAAGATGCTTCTTATCCATTACATCCGGGCGAAGATAGAAGCCATCCTCTTCGACCAGCCTATAGTAAACATCCCACAGGCCGTCCTTCGTCGGTTGAAGATCGCCCTTTTGCCAGCCTTCAACGGACGCGCAGCTTTTGTAAACATCCTCGTAGCAGTCGTCCATGGCGTACCTAGTCGCGGCGCCAAGTTCCCGACTCGCCAAAGTCAACCGAAGGGCGCTCAGGTTTGTTCCCCACCACTTCTTAGCAGTCAGCATCATCGCATTAGATTGATATCCAGAATCAACAGAATCCAAGCCGACAAGATCATCCAGCAGGATCGTCGAATAATGTCCACCCTCTGCTGCACCCGTCAGCCCGAAGCATTTCAGCGTCGGCGCAGCAAGATGTCTCGTCCGATTCGGAAGGACTAGTTCGCCGGTCGTTACCTTGCCTTTCTTTCCAGGTATGTACTCCGGATAGAACTCCTTTATAAGATCGTTGTTGACGAAGTTCTTTTGGATCGTTCCTACAAATTCCTCGGCCTTATCGGAAATCGCATTCACGATAATCATCTGTTCATCAGGATCACGCAGCAGATCGAAGGTTCCGCCGCCAGTCGTATTCACCCTGCTCTTGCTGAAGCCTCGCGGCATAAACATAAAAGCCTGCGCACCCGCCCGCAAGCATTTCTCGCTCTGTCGGAAATTGCACATATTCAAACTGAGCGGATCATCCAGAGCCTGATACGGCCCGAACGGAGCTAGGATGCTGTTTAGCAGGAAATAGAGGCTAACGAAACCTAGTTCGCGAATTAGGCCATGCGCTTCCTGGTTCGGATTGAAGTTCGCTGAAGCGGCTTCAGTGAGAATTTGTTGAAAGATTTTAGCAGCAGCAACCGGGTCTTCAAAGTGTGGCGCCTTCGGGTGCGGCGAAATCAAGTATGGCCCAAGGAAGTACGGTGCGCCAGCAAGCATAGGCTATGTTTCCTTCTTGTTTTTAGCGAAAAGAACACATCCAAATGGCCTATTGACTATGGATGAAACAGCTTGGCATGTTGCACAAGGGCGAGTGCTCCACTGATGCGGGTCATTTTGCAAAAGTCTAAGTACTGGATGCAAAAGAATTTCCACAGCCGCAGAAACTTCTTCTTTAGTAGATTCACACATTAGACAAAACCTCCTTCTTCTTGAAGACGTACAAAGAATAGCCGACCAAATCTGGAAGTCCTTCGATTGGTTCGTGTCTTATCAGATCAAAGCCTTCGAAGTCTTTCGGATCGATCGGCATAATATAGCCATTGCTTCCTTTTGTCCATTCAGCGCAGATCAAATACTTCTTCGTTATTTCATGAAGGCGTTTGAAGATAAATCTATCTTCCGGATGAATGTGCATAAGAACAGCCATTGAAAAAACGACGTCAAAGCCACCTGAATCTTTTAAGAAATGAAATTCCTCGTCCAATGCACCAACAAAACCGATGAAGCTATATATCCTTTCTTCAGCTTTAGCGATTGCTTTTGGGCTTATATCAATTCCGGCTAAATTGCGAAATCCTTCAGAACTTAATGCTACAAGATTTGACCCCGCATTACAGCCTATTTCAAATACACTATCACGCAAACTTGCATATTCCTTAATTATCTTTGCAATCCAGACGCGCCTCGATCCGTTGTCTAGGTAAAGAGGTTCGGTTTCTTTCCAGCGGCGAAGGACTTCGGATTTAGGAAGCATCAGCACTTTCCTTTCTTCGGCGAACGCTTTGTCTTAGCTTGTCCCAGCGGCGCACGGAGTGCGCCAGTGGGTTCGGTTTCCTGCGCAGTCTCTGAGCCAACTTCTACGAAACCGTTCGCGGTAAACTGCTTGGAAACTGAGGGAAAGCCGGGAAGAGGAAAGATGGTTTCAGATTCTTTCTTTTTCATTGTTTCTCCTTTGGGATGGCGATACGGACGGATGGATAGTCTGAAGAGCTTTTCTTCTTCTTGATCTTGGTTTCGGGTTCGAGGGCAGAGCGAATGTGCGCGTAGGGATCAGCAGAAGCATCGTCCGTAGCCAACGGCGCACCCTGCGGGTGCACCCCTGCGTAAGCTGCGGCAGACTGGATGGCTGCCTGGGCGAAGGTGGAGAGACTGTTGATGAGGCTTGCCATGGCTTCGGCGGGGATGGCAGACTGACCGCCTGCGGAGAGTTCGGATGCTGTCGCAGGGCTGATATCGAGGATCTTGGAGGCTGCGCCTAGCTCGACCTTTTCGTTGCCGGAGTCCATGAGGGTTTTGAGCTTGTCGATCGCTCTGGGCGTTGCGGCAAGAAGCTGCCGCTGAGCAAGGTCCTTGGCGGCAGGGACAGAGAGGCTAGCGGCGGTTGAAGAAGCCAATGTTGAATCGAGGATTTCGGTGTCTTTGCTGAGGCGATCCAGAAGTGAAGCAGGATACGGCAAGGGGCCTCCTTAAAGAAAGGATTGTCTGCGGCGCACGAAGTGCGCGACAGGGTCAAGCTCGGGCTTTGAAAGAAAGAAGGACTACGCACGCCGGTTGCTGCCGGTCTATTAAGGCAAGGCAAGAACCCCTACTTGAAGTCCTGCGTAGTCCTTCGATTGCCGGTATAGGATTCTAGTTCGGATTCCCGGCGCCGCTTTCGCGGTTCTCATCTAGCGCCTTGAAGTCAGGGTCGATCCAGTCTCCCATGGGGAGACCTCAGCGATCCATCGCAAGGGCACTAAAGATAGAATAACGGAAAAGGAAGAAGCTGTCAAGGTTTGGTGTTGAATGGTGGAACTAAGGAAAATGACAGAAAAGTGTGGAAGGGGTTCTCCCACCCGCGCTGAGCCGTTTCCCAAACCGGGTACGGCCTGCCTTGCCTTGCCCTTCCTCGTCGCTCTGGTGGCGAATTTCGCCTATGTCTATGCCTGTTGATCCTTGTGGTATCGCGCGGTATCGCGCAGGCGTGGACTCGGCGCTCTTCCTTCGCCCTCGGCGCAACGCAGTTGCTCAGTCTTCAGCATTATGTATTAGTTTTGATATATAGTTGTTCCACTAAAATCTGACGCGCCGAGGTTCTGACGATTTTGCCGTTTGCGTGTAAACACACGCAGCATGACTTATTTAGTCATATAGTAAAATTATGACATAAAAAGGGTAAAAATATGACATGGCACGAAAAACACTTTGTCTAAAAGCTCTAAA